CACTCCTGCTGAAATGTTTAGCCCCAGTATGTTAGAAAGGGCCAGACAAGATTGGCTGAAACCTCTTGCTGAGATGATGCGTGAATACGTAAAGAAAGAGGATTTTAGGCCTTTGATGGAAAAGGAAATGGTTTTGGGTGTTCCAGGTAAGAGGTTTCTTGATCCTCTACCAATGAATACAGGTATGGGTTTTCCTGTCTTTGGAAAGAAGGAAAAATATTTTGATGAGATCCGTGATGGAGAGGTTTTGGTTGATAGGATTCCATCTGAGGAAGTGCGCAAGGAAATGCGCAGGTGTTTGGATTGTTGGAAAAGGGGAGAACGTGCGTATCCAGTTGCTACAGCAACTTTGAAGGACGAGCCAACAGAAAAGGAGAAAGAAAAGGTACGAGTGTTTCAAGCCGTTGCAGTTGCTTTTGGTTTGTATATTCGCAAATACTTTCTTCCTGTGGCTCGATTTCTCTCATTGCATCCTTTGATTTCTGAAAGTGCTGTTGGAGTTAATGCTTTTTCACATGAGTGGGAAGAACTAATGGCACATGCAAAGAAATTTGCAACAGATAACAAGGTGATTGCGTGGGATTATTCTAAATATGATGTTCGCATGAACTCCCAGATGACTAGAGCTGTTTTAGCATCGTTTATCGATTTAGCCAAGATAGGAGGATATGATGACGAATCTTTAATGATTATGGAGAATATGATCGTAGATTTGGTTCACCCTGTCTTGGATTATAATGGAACTTTGATGACAGCTTACAATATGAACACTTCTGGTAACAATATCACTGTTAATATCAACAGTGTTGCTGGGTCATTTTACGTGCGCATGGGATTTTTCCATGTGTACCCCCAAGAAGAAGATTTTAGATCTTGTGTGGCAGCAATGACATACGGAGATGATTTTAAGGGAAGTGTTCACAATGATTTTCGGGAATTTAACTTCTTTTCTTTTAAGAAATTTTTGGCAGATCATGGTATGAAAATAACCTTGCCAGATAAATCTGAAAATGAAGTTGCATTTATGGAAGATGAAGATGCAGACTTTTTGAAGAGGAAGTCAAATTTTATTCCGGAAATAAATCGTAGTATTGGTGCATTAGATGAAAATTCAATTTTCAAATCGCTCCACTCTAATCTGCAGTCACATTCTGTTTTGCCAGAAACTGTATCTGTTAGTTGTATTGAGACAGCTATGCATGAGTGGTTTGCACATGGACGGGAGGTTTATGAGCTACGAGCCTCACAGATGAGGGAAGTCTGTGAGGAAACAGGTCTTCCTGTCCCCGCCGTTTTTACAACGTTCGATGAGCGCGTTGAGAATTGGTTGAACAAATATTGCTCATAAGTCTGTAGTTACCCAGATGTATTAATTGGACAGACGTTTTTATGTTTTACATATTTTGCATATAATACATTGTGCATATTTTTATTTTTCCTATTATAAATTGGCGTAATAAGATTCCGCGAATAATAGAATCTTTTGATAGTAGGTGGAGCTTTATAAATCCACAAGCATCGGATGATGCGAAAACAAACTTCGGTATATGGGGATACTTGGGTGCATTTTTCTTGTATATATGGATAGCAGTTGCTACCAATTGTACCCAACAATCCCGTCAATCTCGACATGAAGTTGAGTGTCAATCAGATGAAGATAACATCGCTTTTTGTTCAACTTGTGGTTATCCAGAAGATTTTTGCGATTGTTGCCCTGACTGTAAGAACATTCATCAAAT